GATACCGCGTTCCAGTTTATATCTGTAGTGCAGTACGTTGTCTCCTGCAGGTCCTTCAGATACTGTTGGTGGTGTGAAGTAGAAAGCCATAGTTCTCCTTTAATGAACTCACCACTAGGCAGGGTTTCCCCTGCCCAGCAGTCAGTTAATTAACTAAACGGTTGGACGAACAGACGATGCTGTTTCGATACGCCATAGAGATTCTGAACGGTAACGGTTCCATCCAAGTACGCCGTACCAGCCGATTGGGCGGAGACGCATTAACTTGTCTGTAACTGGACCGATAACTGTGTGTGGTTCTTCTGCAACTGCTTCTGCAAGAGCCTGTTGACCCATTACGAATGTTGAGAACACACGAACCTGGCTTCCGCCAGCTCCTGAACCAGCCTGTGAGTTTGGTAGGCGTGGTGACTCTACGAAAGCAACGCCTTCGTATGTTCCAAGCTCACCTGCGTAGATGTTTGAGGTATCTACGTACTCGTGTGGCTGACGCCATCCTGCAGTTCCTGTCTCAGCACGAAGATCGTGTGAAACCTCTGGGTGAATGTAGGAAGCGTATAGAGAACCACGGCGTGGCACAACGTTTGCTGCGCGAAGCTTGGCTACTGCGTAGCGGATATCGCGTGACTTGATTGTGTCAGAACCAGTGATGGTTGTGATTGCTGCAGAGGTGGAAAGTGATCCAGCGGATTCGCGGATTACCTGTGATCCACCATTTAGAACATCACGGACAACTGTGTCGAGTGAGTCATTCATGTTGAATGCAACAATGTTTGCAAGAGCTGGCTCTACATCAGCGAGTGAGAAGAGGTCGAGCTTGCGAGTTGAAATGATTGAGTTACCATACTCATTGAGGGTAACTGAGACTGTGCTTGTTGCAGGAATTGCAACAGCATCTGGATCAACAGTTTCTGTCAATGGTGAGGTAGCTACTGCGAGGTCATTGTAAAGTTGGAACAATACAGATGAACCTGCGTGGGATTGCTGTGCAGGCTTCTTGTCAGCTGCAGCACGGAATGACGGAACGGAACGAAGAGCGAACTCTACGAGCTTGTCATACGCCTGAGTAACAAGGTTAGCACCGACAACTGTACCCGCTTGACCTGCTGGCAAAGCAGCAGAGGTATACAAGTTAGGCATTTACCTATCCTTTTTGGTCGAAGTGGCTACGATTGTGAACCGTAGATAAGTTTTAGGATTTCATCTTCAGAGTTAGCATTGTTAATACGAAATGCTATATCTTCAGACTTGTCGGGGGATAAAGCACCACTTGTTACAGCATCTATCTGTCGCAAAGCTGCGACGTCACGCTGACTTACTTCTTGCTCTGGTTTAACTTCAAAGCCGAATACATCGGCATTGTTGTCTAACCAAGCTGCGATAGCTTCTTCCGAAGCATCCAAGTCAGATGGTACAAATGCGGCAACCTTTGGGTTTACGCCACGGGACGAAAATACGTCCTTCAAAATCCGCTCTCTTTGGGACTTGCTGAGTTCACCTAGTGAACTTTCGAGTTCCTTGTTTCTCTTTTGCTCAGACTTCAAAGCCTTACGCAGTTTCTTTACAAGGTCAGTTTCCGATTCGTATGATGGCGTAAAGTCATCATCTTCATCTTCGTCATCCCAGTAGTTATCGCGGTTGTTGCTCATAGCAACTCTCCCTTTCTAGTAGTTGGCGCACGCCTCAATATCTACAGGGGAATAGATATTGGCTCGTACTATCGGTCTAATACACCGCATGGGGCCGATAGATCCATGTCGGGATTCTTTTAGAGTATGCCTATCGCTGTGGAGCGAAGGGCTGTTGTTCCTATTCCAGACTGTCCTCTAAACGCCTGGATTTCCTGTTCTTTAAGTCTCTTACGACGTTCCGATGCTGTTCCAAGGAACTGCTCGGACTGAAGTTCTTGTTGTACTTTAGCAGCATCAACTGCACCGCCTGTTAGATTACGCTCATAGATACCAGATAACTTCTCAGTAGGTCTGAGTTGTTCTGATATATTCTCGTATCCTTCGCCTGCTAGCTGAGTAATCTGTGCCTCACTATAACCAAGTTGTGTGAGACGAGCAGCTTGCTGTCTAGCAAATTCTGTATCTAGTTTGATACCTGTAGCTTCAGATGCTCTACGGACTGCTTCAGTAGCGAATGCACCAGCAGTACGACGATCTTCAAGAGCTTTAGTACCTATATTTGGGTCTAGGTAAAATGCTGTTAGGTCCGAAGAAGCATCTATGTATTTAAGTTCCATAAGAGCTTGAACATAGAAAGGATCAGCATTGATAGAACGTAGACGAGCAGCATTAGCACGCTCATCAAGTTCGGCAACAGACACATCATTCTGCATGTATTTTGTTATTGAGTCGTCATTTTTGAATGCAGTTTTAGCTGTATCGCTAGTGACATACTTATCAATAACTCTTCTGTAACCTAGAACAAGACCTACAAGTTCACCTGGTTTTTTACGAGTAGTAAGCTTCTCATTGAACTTACCAAAGTCTTTGTAGAATGGTGAATCAACTACTTCTCCAGCCTTAGACTGATATGTAGGTAAATATAAATACTGATCTACTACATTGTCAAGTTCGTTAGGAGTTCCAGCAAATTTACCATCTTTAAGAATGGTTCTAAAATAAGTAACGCTATTATCTACAGTAGATTCAGGTAAACCCGAAGCCAGAAGTTTAGCTTTTAAGATTAACCATTGAGTTGCAAATTTATCTACTTCTGGTTCAGGCTTAGGTTCTGGTTCTGGTTCTGGTTGTGGTTCAGGAGGAGGAGGTCCATCACCATCGCCATCGCCGTCACCATCGCCATCTTTACCTTTACCTTTACCATCTCCATCTTTACCATCTCCGTCTTTACCGTCACCGTCTTTACCGTCACCGTCTTTACCGTCACCGTCTTCACCATCGACTCCAGGTAGATCTATTTTTGGTATCTCTATTTTTGGAGGATTTTTTGTGGAATCGTCGGCATCGTCAGGAATTTCTTTAGGAGTTCCTTTGTCAAGGCCTGAACCAGCAGCAATACCACCAAGAGCAGGAAAGACTCCGTATGGTGGTCTAAGATTAGGTGGAAGATCATCTATCTTTCCAACAGTTTTACTTGGTGTCTTAGGGCCATCGCCATCAGCCGCCTTAGCTGTTTTAGTAGGAGTCTTAGGCGTCTTAGGAGCTGCAGCAGGTTTAGTAGGAGTAGACTTAGGAAGGTTGCTTGGGCCAGGAGCCTCTTCTGCTTTAGGTGCTGCTTTAGTTGTTGCTTTAGGTGCTTCTTTAGGCGTAGTTGTGACAGGTTTAGGAGCTTCTGCTTTTGCCTCAGTTACTTTAGTTTTTACAGCTTTTTCAACTTGAGCAACAGGACTGTTTTTAGCTGTTGAAGCGCCAAGATCTACAGCCTTGTCAAGATTCTTTTCTACTGTCTTAGCAAGGGTTTCTATCTTCTTGACATCAGAAACAGTAATATTTGGCTTAGCAAGAATCGCATCAATTTTCTTTTCAGCTTCTTTAGCAGCTGTTACTGCTTTGTTAGCTTCTAACGCTTTTGGTAGGTCTTTGACAGCTTTAACTACTGTCTCAACAACTTTCTTTTTAGCCATTAATTAGCCTAACTTTCGTTCGATAATATCGCCAATACCACTGAAAGAGTTAAATGCATCAGGACTGGAATCCCAGTCACTGCTTCCACGCATAATCTCGTAGGCTTCTATATCTGAAGCTGCACGATAGTTACCTTTTTCATCTTTGTAATTCATCATCTTTTTAATGAGAGGATTATTCATATCGTATGTCTTGCGTGTGATAGCAGAAGCAATTTTCATATATTGATCTGCATAATCTTTCAAGTCCTCGCCTCTAGCAAGAATGTCTGCCATGCCAGGATTCAACTTAGCAGCTTGGTTACGAATCCTTTGTTTTTCTTCTGCTAGTTTTTGTTTAAGTATCTCAGGATCTCCTGTGCCAATTAAAGCAAGTGCTTTGTTGGCTAGTGTGTTGAACTCAGGTTCAACTAAATTATTGTCCTTGTAGGTATTACGCATTTCATCTATAAATGTCTTGACAGCACCACCAGTTTCTGGAGTTACTTTTACGCCACGTTTCATGAGATAGTTAGCAAGGAAGTTGGTTTGTTCTTCTGCTGTAAAACCAAGTCCAGAACGAGTAGTTGTAGACTTACCTGTGGTTCCGCCTGTGCTTGTAGTAGAAGTTCCTTGTGCTGTAGTAGTTACGGCTTCTTTCTTAGCACGAGCATTAAATTTGGTCATAAAGCGATCAATTTCAGACTGTGGCGCACCCTCACCATAAGCGGCATAGTATGCTTTAGAAAGCATAGTCTTAGCATCAGACTTATCAAGTAGATTAATAGCAGTGGATGCTTCTTTGCTAAACTTAGTCTTAGTTCCGCCTACTCCACCTTTATCTAGGTTATCTTGAAGTAAGGTTAAATACTCTACACCATTAAGACGTGACTCTACTACAGC